GCATCTGTGGATATGGTCACTTAGGTGTTGGCTATTTGTGATCACAAAAGTATGGCAGGTGATGTGCCTGCACGAGTAGCTGTACTGTGGCAACAGTGTCACACTAAATTTGTTTCTCACGAAGATATTGCTTGACATGGGGTATGAATATGTGTAAAACTATATATAACACTTAAACTAAGATTACACTTAAAGTGCTTACATGTACAGTGTACACTTAGATGTTTCTATATACTAACTTAGATATACACTTATCTGTATATAATACTTAGAATGAATAAACACTTAGGTAACACGTACAGTGTTACACTTAAGTGTACTATCCCTGAAAGGAAGAATACGTATATGCCTCGCAGTTTACTGCGGGGAGCTTTGTATTTTTATAGTTGACTTCTATGAAAAAATCAGTAAAACTATATACAGACAATGTTCTTGAAGAATTTTACAAGCATCTAATGGATGGTAATCTTGAGGACTTACATATTCCGCACAGTGATGTATTCTACGTGAGAGAAGCAGTAAGTGCGCACTATGGCCGTAGCTTTACGTTAGAAGAAGTTGAACGTGCCATGAGACTAGAAGGATGGACAGATGGACATGAAGAATGACAAGAAGGGTTTGATGGCATCCTTTGTGGTGGGCATGGATATTGCTCCTGACATTGTAGATGCTAAGACCAATGCAAAGAATGCTGAGATGGTTGTACGTGAGTGGAACCTTGGCCCTGAGACTCCCTCTGAAGTGCCCGGTGAGAATGCCGAGTATTGGCGTGATATGGCAGACAGATGGCAGATTGAAGAGGCAGAGGCACGTAGACGTATGTGTGCTAACTGTGAATACTTCTGCAATACTCCCGGCATGATGATGGCTATGGAAGATATTCCCTTCAACGAAATGGATGAAGGTGCAGGTGGTAGAGGCTACTGCAAGAAGTTCTCCTTCATTTGCCATAACCTTCGTACATGTCAGGCATGGGACAAAGGTGACGACTACTATGGCTAAAGATCCTAGACTGGAACGTGCAGGTGTCACTGGCTATAACAAGCCTAAGCGTACACCTAATCATCCTACGAAGTCTCATGTGGTTGTAGCCAAAGAAGGTGATACGATTAAGACCATTCGTTTTGGTCAGCAAGGTGTGACTGGTGCAGGTAAGAATCCACAGTCAGCTAAAGACAAAGCCCGTAAGCGTAGCTACTATGCACGGCATAATGCACAAGACCCTAACCCTAGCAAACTATCTGCTCGGTATTGGAGTCACAAGGTCAAATGGTGAGGACACTATAATGGCAAGAGGAATTACAGGTGTAAGACGTGCTATGGATGCCGCTGAACGTGCAGCTAGAAATGCAAGACGTGAAGGTGTACGTCCCGGCAGTCGTGCTGGCAATAGGGGTGATACCCCGGAGATGGCTGAACGTGATCGTATGGCTGCTGCAGAACGTGCTAGAACACGTGCCAACGAAGAAGGTGCTAGAACGGCTGAACGTCGTGGTGCTATCTCTGGTACTCCCGTGAGTGCTGAGTCTATTCGTCAAGCTACGACTGCACAGCAGATCAGTGCAATGCAAAGACGTATTGATGAAATGCCTGAGGGTCTGAGAAAAACCACTATGCAGCGTATGCTTGACAGACAGCAGGCTGATCTGGATGCTACTCGTGCCGCTGAAGCTGATCGTGCTTCTCGTCGTAGTGCACAGGCTGCACGTGACCGTACACGTAATCGTCCTGAAGATGTAACCCTTCCCGAAATGCCATTTGCTAAAGGTGGCATGGCTAAGAAGAAGTACAACAAAGGTGGGTACGCTAACTGTGGTGCCTCTATGAAGCCTGACGGTAAAAGAAGGAAGTAAGATATGTGGCTAGCTGTCGTAATGTACTGCACCACTCCAGATGTTACGACATGCCAAGTCATAGCAAATACTGAGAACCTGCATTACTCTGAGGAAGCATGTATGGCAGATGCCACAGATGTAGCAACTGCAATTCTTCTGCAAATGATGTACGCCAAAGCTGGATGCTTTAAACTGGGTGAGTCTGTATAATGCCTCTTACAAAAAAAGGCGAAAAGGTTAAAGCTGCCATGAAGAAGCAGTATGGTGCCAAGAAAGGTGAGCAAGTTTTCTATGCCACTGAGAACAAAGGCAAGGTCAAAGGTCTAGTTAAAAAGAAGGCTACTAAGAAGTGAGTTTCTTTAACCAAGGCAAACCTGCTCGTATTGTGAGTAAGGGTGTAATCTGTGACACAGAGGATCAGGTAGAGACTCTCTATACCTGCCCTGATAACTGTCGTGCAGAGGTCACTATGTTATTTGTTGTTAATGCAAATGGTACAACTACTGCCTTGGCTAAATGGATTAGAGCCAGTGATGCTGCAGAGTTTAGGCTTATCGGCGGTAAGAATTTAACTGCTGGTGACTATCTTCTTTTGACAGGTGCAACTCTTGTGCTTGAACCCGGAGATAGAATTGATTGTGTAGCTACAAACCAAGTCTCTCCTGCAATGGACTATATGTGTACAGTCATTGAGACCTTTATACCTGTAGGTTAACAGAGTTGCAATAATTGCAATAGTATGGTATAACTAAGTATGTTATAACTACTCCTGTTGGATCATCTGGTCCTTATATATACACACAACAGGAGTTAAAAATGCTGAAGCGCATTTACAATTATTTAATTAGCTATCAAGAAAAAAAGGTTGCACTCTGGCAAATTGACAACCTCAGTGATGCACAGCTTAAAGACATTGGCTATACACGCAGCCAGCTATACGAGGCAGTATATGGCAAGCCCATCCAAAACAAAGTCAAGAGTAAACGAAGCTGGCAACTATACAAAACCAGCAATGCGTAAGCGTTTGTTTGAGAAGATTAAGGCTGGCACCAAGGGTGGTAAGGCTGGGCAGTGGTCGGCTAGGAAGGCACAGCTTCTTGCAAGTGAGTACAAAAAAGCAGGAGGCGGCTACCGTGACTAAGAAGCTTACAGTAGCTGAAAAGTACAGGCAGCTTAAGGCTCAGACTGAATCTGCTGGCATGAAAGTAGAAGAAGTTGATGGCAAGATTGTTGTCAGAAGAAAACCTAAGAATAAAAAGTAATGCCTACAAGTATTGAACTTGACATTAGATCTTGGTCTGAGCAAGTACTAGAAGTACCCAATGCACACCTCAAGGGCTTACCTGCATGTCCATATGCTAGGAAAGCTTGGAGAGATAACAAGGTACTCGTAACTGAAACTCAGAACATGAGTAGCTGGGCTGACCACTATTGCCATCACTTTAATAAGTACAACAAAGATTTGATTATTGTAGCTTCTTATAACCTACCTGACATAGATGACTTTAATAGTTTTATTGAAGATCATTTAAACGCCAACTATCCTAAGTTACACTGTATGGGTTTTCACCCTGAGTATGGAGCAGAAGATGCTGAGCTAGACTTCTTGCTAGAGAATGACTGGCACAGTGAGATAGAAGAAGACTACTGCATGATTTTTATACAAAATCTAAAGCTTGTAGTAGAAGCAAGTGATAAACTAGAGCCGCTTGGTTATTATCAAGCATATCCCAAGGAAGAGTACGAAGCCTTGGTAGTACAGCGAAAAAGGAAATACCTCAATGGCAATGAAACCCCGTAAGATGAAGCGTGGTGGCACAGCTACCACAGAAGATAAGAAAAAAACAGGCATGATGCGTGGTGGTATGGTCAAGAAACCTACCGCCATGAAACGTGGCGGCATGGTTAAAAATAAAAAGTAAAATGACTAAAAAGGCACCACAAAAATCTTTGGATAAATGGACACGTCAAAAATGGCGTACCAAAAGTGGTAAGCCTTCTGGTGAAACAGGTGAACGCTATTTGCCAGAAAAAGCCATTGAGTCGCTTAGTGGTTCTGAGTATGCTGCAACAACTAAAGCTAAGCGAGAAGGTACAGCTAAAGGTAAGCAGTTTGTGCCGCAGCCTAAGAAGATTGCAGAAAAAACCAAACGATTTAGAAGAACTTGATTGAGGGTGCTATGGCATTTAAACTTTCCAAAAGAAGTCTAGATAAACTAAAGGGTGTACACCCCAAACTAGTCACTGTTGTAAAAAAAGCTATTACATATACTACAGTTGACTTTGGCGTTACATGTGGTATGAGACTTCTGGAAGAGCAAGAGCGTCTTGTTGCTGCTGGTAGATCACAGACAATGGCATCCAAGCATCTCCTTCAAGCAGATGGTTACTCTCATGCTGTAGACCTTGTTGCTTATGTCGATGGTGAAGTAACTTGGGAACTCAATGTTTATGACAATATCTGTGATGCTATGGCTAAGGCTGCAGATGAAGAGGGTGTAGCTATCAAGTGGGGTGCCGCTTGGTCTGAGGGAGATATTCGTTTTTACAAAGGTACGGCAGAAGATGCTATGAACGAATACATTGATCTTCGTAGATCGCAAGGGCGTAGGCCATTTATCGATTCGCCTCACTACGAATTGATGTAATTATACTAGTTGCAGGAAAGTTTAAATATGACCACTGAACAATGGCCCCTTACAAAATCTGTACCTTTAACTTTTATTTTTGCTATACTTTTGCAAACGATGACTCTTGTTTGGTTTATTGCAAATCTGAATAGTAACGTTGAAGATAATGCCAGAGAGATTGTGCGACATGAAACACGCATTCAATCTCTTGAAACAGCAGTTCAAAGCCAAGCCGTTGCAGTGGCTCGTATGGATGAAAACATTCAAGCTATCCGCAGTATGATTGAGAATCTTGTCAGAGAACAGACAAGTAGATGACGCTGTGTGTCCTTGTCTTCGTAAGCTATGGACATCTTTTTATAAACAATCAGGGAAGTTGGTTTTACAAATCTTGTTACTATGATTGTGGCACACGGGTACACAGGTGATACGACAAAATATACCGTGTAGATTCTCAACACCTTTGCCCGAAGAGCTACTATGATTGATCCTCTCACAGCACTTTCCGTAGCCAGTACTGCGGTATCACAGATACAACATCTACTGTCTGCGGGTAAAGATACTTCGTCTGCTATTGCTAAGTTTGCTGGTGCTGTAAGTGATATTAACTACGCCGCTGAGAAGGCGAAGAATCCAAGTATTTGGAAGTCCCTCACTGGAAGTTCTGAAGCTGAGGCCATAGAGATTTTCACTGCACAAAAAAGAGTGCAGGAAATGCGTCAGCAAATAGAGACCATGATTGGCTATACATATGGCGAAAGCGGTCTTAATGAATATAAAGAAACTTTGCGAAGAGTTAAAAAGCAGAGAGAACATACTTCTTATAGAAAACAAGAAATTAAAGAAGCACTTTTTGTGTGGACAATAGGTTCTCTTGCAGTTCTTGCTGGTGTTTTTGGTTTAGCAACTTTAATTTATTTTCTTGGCGTACAGCAGGGAAAGTGGTAAAATGGGTATTACACCAGAGTGGGTTGACAAGTGGCGTATATGGCCTCGTATGATTATTACTTTGTACGGTATTGCATTCTACGAGACAACAAAATGGTTTATGTCACTACCTGACCCTACTAATGCTCAAGCAGGTTTTGTATCTGTTGTTGTTGGTGCAGGAGCAGGCTTCTTTGGAATCTACGTAAATGGCAAACCTACTACGCACACAGTTGAACAGAGCCGTCCTACTAACGACCGTGATATTGACAACTGCTAGTTGTAGTCAGCTTTCTACGCTGCTACCTTTGGGCGGAACCAATGTAGCTGCTAATACGCAAATAGGTAGAACAAACAGTCAAACGCTTGGCACAACCAACAATACAGATGCTGGTATTCGCACTGATGGCAATGTTGATAGCATTAATCAAGACTTTGACTCTGGCAACAAAGTAGCAACAGATAGAGTTGATAACCTTACCATTAACGAAATTCCCGTTTGGGTTATTTTGCTTTTGATATTAGGGTGGCTGCTACCAACTCCAACGCAAATTGGGCAAGGAATTTTAAGCTTGTTCCATAGAAAGAAATAGGATACACTATGTCTAGACAACTTACAGATAAACAGAAAAAGTTCTTGGACGTTCTGTTTGAAGAGGCAGGAGGCGATGTTCCTACTGCTAAACGTCTTGCTGGTTATTCTGATGCCACGTCTAGCACGGAAGTAGTAGCCTCTTTGAAAGAAGAAATCATTGATGCTACCCATATGTACATGGCACGTAATGCACCGAAAGCTGCTATGTCTATGGTTGGTGCGCTTTATGATCCTACTGAACTTGGTATTCGGGATAAGATGGCAGCAGCCAAAGAGCTTCTGGATCGCACAGGTCTTGTAAAGACTAAGAAGGTGCAGGTCGAAGCAAAGGGTGGCGTTATGTTGATGCCAGCCAAAAACCCAACAGAAGAAGATGATGACTAAGAAAACAGGAACATGGAAGCTTCCTCAACCCACCGACATTAAAGAGGATAATGAATGGGTTCCTATTCCTCGTATATCTAGGACAGTACCATTTGGTTACTCAGTTGATCCAGATGATGAGTATGTGCTGCTACCAATTCAAAGTGAATTAGATCTGCTTGAGAAGGCTAAAGAGTATCTTAAGCAATATTCATACAGAGAAGTGGCACATTGGCTTACTAGAAATACAGGGCGATATATTTCGCATGTAGGTTTAAAGAAGCGATTGGATAATGAGCGAAGAAGAAAAAACAAAGCTGGAAGCCTTCGCAGATGGGCAAACTATGCGGAAAAGGCAATCGCCAAGGCGCATGAAATCGAACAGAAGAGACTCGACGCAAAAGCCCAGCAACTCAGTTCCAGCGAAACCGAAAGCAGAGCCAGCTAAAATTGTTGAATCAACTCCAGATGAATTGGCGGTTGAAGAAGCACACAACGTAATCTTTAAGCCTAACCCCGGTCCTCAGACTGAGTTCTTGGCTGCAAGTGAAAGAGAAGTGTTATATGGCGGAAGTGCTGGTGGCGGTAAGTCTTATGCTATGTTGGCTGACCCTCTTCGTTACATGGGGCACCCAGCGTTTAGTGGCCTACTCCTACGTCACACGACAGAAGAATTAAGGGAACTTATCTTCAAGTCGCAAGAGATGTATCCCAAAATCTGGCCCGGTATTAAGTGGTCAGAAAGAAAAATGCAGTGGACTGCGCCATCTGGTGCAAGGTTGTGGATGTCCTACCTTGACAGGGATGAGGATGTCTTGCGTTATCAGGGTCTGGCATTTAGCTGGATAGGCTTTGACGAATTAACTCAATGGGCCACACCATATGCATGGAATTACATGCGGTCTCGTCTACGGTCCACTGCACCTGATCTTCCTATCTTTATGCGGGCAACTACAAACCCCGGAGGTAGAGGACATCACTGGGTTAAAAAAATGTTTATTGACCCAGCGCCTGCAAACAAAGCATTTGATGCTACTGACATTGAAACTAATGAAGTTCTAAGATATCCAGCAGGACACAGTAAAGCAGGTAAAGCACTCTTTAAGCGTAGATTTATTCCTGCTAGACTTTCTGACAACCCATACCTTGCTGCTCAGGGTGACTATGAAGCAATGCTTCTGTCTCTTCCTGAACAACAAAGACGCCAGCTTCTTGAAGGTGATTGGGATATTAAAGAAGGTGCAGCGTTTACTGAGTTTGACAGAACTATACATGTTATAGAGCCGTTCAAGATTCCGTCCAACTGGGTTAAGTTTAGAGCAGCAGACTATGGTTATGGTTCTCATAGTGGAGTACTTTGGTTTGCTGTATCTCCAAGTGAACAGTTGATTGTTTACAGAGAATTGTATGTTAGTAAAGTTCTTGCTACCGATCTTGCAGATAGGGTATTGCAGCTTGAGGCAGAAGACGGTAATATTAAGTATGGAGTTCTAGACAGTTCTTTGTGGCACAAACGAGGCGATACAGGACCGAGTCTAGCAGAACAAATGATTAGTCGTGGTTGAAGATGGAGACCTTCGGACAGTTCAAAAGGTTCTCGTGTTGCTGGTAAAAATGAAATACATCGTAGGCTGCAGGTAGATGAGTTTACAGAAGAGCCACGTCTAGTGTTCTTTAATAACTGCGTAAACATAATTGCACAGCTTCCAGCTTTGCCAATTGACAAAAAGAATCCAGAGGACATTGATACTTCATCAGAAGACCATTTGTACGACGCTCTTAGATATGGTATTATGTCTAGACCAAGATTTAGTATATTTGACTATGATCCAAGAGGAACTCCGTCTAATGGTATGCGAATGTCAGATCCAGTATTCGGCTATTAAAGGTAAATTAAATGGCAGAAGATAACGAAGTCTTTATTGAAGATGATGCAATCATTCTTGAAGACACAGAAAATTCTACAGAAGATGATGCAAGTACGAATAATATTATTTCGTATATTATGGATCGTTATCATAGATCTGAAGATGTTCGCAGGCAAGATGAAGAACGGTGGCTAAGAGCATATAGAAACTACCGTGGTATCTATGGCCCTAACGTTCAGTTTACTGAAGCAGAAAAGTCTCGTGTCTTTATTAAGGTTACTAAAACTAAAACACTAGCTGCATACGGTCAAATTGTAGATGTGCTATTTGCTAATAATAGATTTCCACTTACTGTTGATCCAACAGAGCTTCCTGATGGTGTAGTAGACAGTGTTCATTTTGATCCTCAAGAACCAGAGCAACTTCGTCAAGATAGCATAGACGAGTTGATTAGTCCTTATGGTTATCGCAATGATGGCAGAGAAATTCCTAAAGGAGCAACTGCATATACTTTGCGTGAGAGCATTGGTGAACTAGCAAATAAACTACAAGATATTTCTGGTGTTAGAGAAGGTCCGGGTACTACACCTTCGTCTATTACTTTTGAACCTGCTATGATTGCAGCTAAAAAGATGCAGAAAAAAATTCAAGATCAACTTGAAGAATCTAATGCATCTAAACATCTTCGTAGCACTGCTTTTGAAATGGCTTTGTTTGGCACGGGTGTTATGAAAGGCCCGTTTGCTGTAGACAAAGAATATCCTAACTGGGACGATGAGGGTGAATACTCACCTATCTTTAAAACTGTTCCTCAAGTTTCACATGTTTCTGTTTGGAATTTTTATCCTGATCCAGACGCAAGTAACATGGATGAAGCACAGTATGTAATTGAACGGCACAAGATGTCTCGTTCACAACTTCGTGCACTTAAAAAGCGCCCTTATTTTAGATCTTCTGTAATTGAAGAAGCTATTAAGTTTGGCGAAAACTACACTAAAAAATATTGGGAAGATGATCTAGCAGACTATGCACCCCATCATGGCATTGATCGCTTTGAGGTTTTGGAATACTGGGGTATGGTTGATGTTGATATGCTTTTGGAGTATGGTGTAGATATTCCAAGGGAACTTGAAAATGTTGATGAGCTTCAGGCAAATGTTTGGATCTGCAACAACAAACTTCTTCGCATGGTTCTTAATCCATTTAAGCCTGCACGTATTCCGTTTATGGCCGCTCCGTATGAACTCAATCCTTATTCGTTCTTTGGTGTTGGCATTGCGGAAAACATGGATGACACACAAACTTTAATGAACGGCTTCATGCGTATGGCTGTCGATAACGCTGTTCTTTCTGGTAACTTGCTTATCGAAGTAGACGAAACTAACTTGGTGCCCGGTCAAGACTTGTCTGTGTATCCCGGTAAAGTATTCCGCAGACAGGGTGGTGCACCGGGTCAAGCCATCTTCGGTACAAAGTTTCCTAACGTTGCACAAGAAAACTTGCAGCTTTTTGACAAAGCCCGTGTGTTGGCCGATGAGAGCACAGGCTTTCCCAGCTTTGCACATGGACAGACAGGTGTTATGGGTGTCGGCAGAACTGCCAGCGGTATTAGTATGCTAATGGGTGCAGCAAGTGGTACAATTAAAACTGTCATTAAAAACGTAGACGACTATCTTCTTCGTCCTTTGGGTGAAGGTCTGTTCCGTTTCAATATGCAGTTTGACTTTGATCATACCATTAAGGGTGATCTTGAAGTCAAAGCTCGTGGTACAGAAAGCTTGATGGCAAATGAAGTACGCAGCCAGCGTCTCATGCAGTTTTTGCAAGTTGCAAGCAATCCTGCTCTTGCGCCCTTTGCAAAATTCCAGTATATTATTAGAGAGATTGCTAAGTCTCTTGAACTTGATCCCGATAAAGTTACCAACGACATTAATGAGGCAGCAATTCAAGCTGAGCTTATGAAAGGTTTCCAACAAGAGCAAGCTCAGCAACAGGGTGGAACACCAGCAGGTGCTAATCCGATGGATATGACAGGAGCAGGCGGTGGTACTATTGGTACTGGCGCTGTTCCAATGCCGCAAGAAGAAGGGTTCAGTGGTAATGCAGGACAAGAACAGCCTCAACCAACTCAAGGGGTTGGTCAGCAACCAAGCCCAATGGGCTAAGTTTGTTGATTACTTAGAGTTTGTTATCAGACAACAACATCGAACTATGGAACAATCAGATAGTGTAGATGCCATTAGACGTGCTCAAGGTGCTATCTATCAACTTCGTAGACTGCAAATGCTTAGAGACGAAGTTCTTAAATCCAGTTAAAGGACAATACAATGTACAAAAAGCAAATGGAACTCTTTGAGGATGGTGGCCTTATGGAAGAGGGCGGCATGGTAGACGAAGTTTCTGGAAACGACGTACCTCCGGGTAGCACTCGTAAAGAGGTTCGTGACGATATTCCAGCCATGCTCAGTGAAGGTGAGTTTGTTTTTCCAGCAGACGTAGTTCGTTACTTTGGTCTTGAGCGGTTGATGGAAATGCGGCAACAAGCCAAAATGGGCCTTAAAAGAATGGAAGAAATGGGTCAGATGGGTAATAGCGAAGAGGCTATTATTCCTGACGATCTGCCATTTACACTTGAAGATTTAGAGTTTGCAGAGCCACAAGAGTATAATCAAGGTGGTGTTATCAAAGCACAAGAAGGTGTTTTTGTTGTGCCCTCTAGCTTCGATAATACACAATCATATACATCTACGACTGTTCCTGCTAGCTCTGTGGTTCCAACTAATACACAAGGCTTTACCACCGGTTACACACCAACTTTTGTAAATCAACCTGACATAACAACAGGCACTACTACAGACGATTCAGAAGATACAGACGAACCTTTTGTTCCTGAAGTTAGCGATGTGTATGAGTATAGAAAATATAAGAATACTAGTACTGGTGAAATTAGAGATATTGCATTTTATAAGGGTGAGCCTGTTATTCCAATTCCTGACGGTTTTGTTCCATACTCAGAAGATGAAACAACTGAACCTGAAGACGTAACAGATACTAGTGTTCAAACAGCTCAAGTTTTAGACACAGAAGATAGTAACGATAATTTTGATCCTTCTACGGGCACTCCAACTGGGCAAGAAACTAAACCTGTTACAGAATATTCAAATGAAGATTTGATGAGCAAATTGAATCAATCTCGTATGCTTGCAAGAGCATCTAGTGCAATGGGTGCCATAATTAATCCTGCCATTGGTGCTGTTGTTGGCGTTGCAGCAAA